AGTAATCTCGCTAAGAGTATCAGGAATATAAACCTCTACTTTCATATATATATAACGTAAAAAAATAAAGTTTTAGAAACTATTGTATTGCGTATTGTCCTCTGTTTGGATTCTTAAGTTGCATCATTAAAGCGTATCTTGCAGCATCAATACAGTCAGGGTGTGTACCTGTAGGTTTTTGTAGGTTGTTACCCTCTTTGTCTTTATCCCATACGTAACCTTGCAGCTCCCTTATTAGATTCTTAGAACTTGATGTGATATAGATTTCGTTTTGGTTGATTAAGTTAATTCCGTAGACTATAGAATCTCTACCCTTTGATACAGGGAATACTTTGTGTCCATAGTTTCTCAGTTCTTGAATAGACTTAGGCTCTGCACTATCTGCGTATATATGTTCTCGTATGTCGTTTTGTTTGATGAAGTAGCTAAGATCTCTATTTAACATACCCTTTCGGTAAAGTACCTCATCAAATATATAAGCGTGATTCCATTTGTATAGTCTTATGATTGTTGAGGGATCTACAGAATAACCAAAGTCTAACCCTGAGCAAAGTAATCTAGCTTCACTTGGTATTTGGTCTATAGGTTTCCAATCAGGAATACATACACCCTCTAAACTACCTATCTGTCCAAGTCCGTAGACTTTCCACCAATTAGCCCAATACGTTGAGGTCTTACCTTTCTCTCTTGCTTTCTCTATTTCTTTGACTATAGATTCAGGTAGGCTGTCGTTGTCTTTGTAAGTAAGTGTTATGAAGTTCGCATCTTGCTGTCCGATTAGTTCTTTGTCTACCCAAAATAAATTAGCAGGATTGTAGTCAAGCCATATATTGCCTGATGTTCTAACTGCTAATTGTTGGTAAGAATCAAAGCTAACATTATTACACTCGTTTATAAATAAGTCTGTTCTTCTTGCGCCTCTTAATTTGTCAGGCTGATCTGTGCTAAAGAACTCTATATAACTACCATTACTAAATTCGTATTTTAAGGTACTTTTGTTGAACTTTCTATCATCATACCTATTCAAGCCCTTTAAGATGTTTAAGAAGTCTTTTAAAGCACCTCTACGCAAGTGTGGTATTGATTCAGCTACTATGCTTATTTCTCTAAGTTTAAGTAGTGCTAAGGTTTTGGTTACTTGCATTAATCAATAAATAAAGGTACATCTTCGTTTATGTGGATGTCCTTTGTTTCTTTTGGTTTACCTGCTACATAATTGTAGTATAGTTGTACATATTTAAAGTCGCCTTTTTCTAAACCCTTTTTAAGAGCTTCAAATGCTAAAGGCTCTAATGGTGTAAGTTTCTCTATAAGTTTAACTTCTTCTGTCTTTGGTTTTCTACCTGCACCCTCTCTCTTACCACCATTGTTTATACGTTTATCCATAATTGAAAAAGATTGATTAATCAATTATATAACGTAATAATTTTGAATTTTAAATACCACAATATCCACTATCACAATCATTAAAATCATCTTCAAATAATTCTGTTTGTAAATTCCAATCTTTTATATCGTTATATCTTAAGTAATTTTTCCATCCATCTCTTTTATCTCTGTTTGCTTCTTGCTTTGAAAACCATTCCATTTTGTTAGGATGTAGTTGATACATTTTTTTTAAAAGTATTGTGCTTCTATGAAAACAACCTACACAATTATTCATCCAAGCAAATCTTACAGGCTTATCTTTCCAATACTGTTCTATATTGTCTTTGTATATGTTGTCTTTAATTAAAGGAAATGTAGGTTTTTGCCATTCAATCATTCCCCATTTGTTTCTTGTTTTCCTTTTACCTATGATAGCTTTCATTTCTAAGAAACCATTAGCATTTGTTTTTTTTAATGTTGTTTTTGCTCTGCGTTGTTCATTTGCTCTAAACCCTATTCTAAATTCTGCAGGATCATTAATATTTTTTTGCCACCATTCAAACATAGGTACAAGTTTAAGATTTGTTGTGCAGTATCTGTGTAGTTTGTTAGGCAACCAACCACCTTTTGTTTTTACTACTTGGTCAAATGTTAAGCCTGTTACCCATTCTATTTTTTTGCCTATGTATTGTTCTAAATCTAATATTGTGTAAATTATCGTGTCTTGCTCTGCTGTTGCTATAAAAGGCGCTTGTATTCTGTCCTCTACTATTTGTCTTATTTTTTTGTCAGGAAATAAACAGTTACGATCTTCGATTCTAACTAATGCAAACACATTATAATCAGCAGGGTAATGTGCAGCTATATATGCAGAGGTTTTACCACCACTAATCGAGTTTACTGTTTTCATCTAATTGTTTCTTAATTACCTCTACACTCATATAGATTTGGCTTACTATATTCTCTAATCTTTTTATTCTTTGTATCTGTGTAAACTTTTTTTGTTTCATATTGCTTTGAGTATTTCTAAACATAATTCGTTTGGTATTTTACTTCTTTCATAGTTTCCTTTTAATCCTTGTGTTCCTGTCCTACTGCCTCTTGGTGCTGATTCGTGGTGGCAGTTTTTGTTTCCGTTAAAACATTCAGGTCTTGGTTGCCAACCATTAGGGTTAAATACTGATCTAAGATTATTTGTCCATATATCAGTAGGCTTTGCTCTTTTATCTCCATAAGTACAATACCATACTGTAGTTCTTGGTAGAGGTTTCATAAAGTCTAATTTTCTTAGTTTGCCTCTTGGATTCTCAATATACCAATATTTAGGATTTAGTTCTTTAATTATTTGTATTGTTTTGTTTACTACTTTAACTCCAAATACTGCTTGTTCTGTTTTAGGTGTGTGGTCTTTATTCCAATGCTTTCCAATACTTGCTACACTAAAATAAGTACAAGGAGGACTTGCCCAAATGATGTCAGGCTTAAAGGGTATTTTATTTGTATCAAAGTCTAATATATCTATTGGGTAATCTATACCCTCAAACTCGTTAAGATCTGAGCTGTAAACTTTGTAGCCTAATGATTCAGCAGCTTTGCCTATACTTCTACTACCTGCAAACAGTTCTAATACTTTTACCATAGTCTGCCTTGTTGTTTATGTTGTTCTATTCGTTTCTTTGCTGCTTCAAAGTATTCTTTATCTATTTCGTATCCTGTTAGCTCAAACCCTAAGTTATGACAAGCTATAGCTATTGAGCCACTACCTAAATGTGTATCAAGTATTGTATCTCCCTCTTTAGCATAATTTATTAACAGCCATTCATAAAGTTTTACAGGCTTTTGTGTTGGATGTATGCGTGTTTCTTTTGCGTTAACTGCACCAAACCCTGTCCAATCAAATTTAAAATATTTAACACCCTTTTTAAAACTTGTATATGCAAGTTCACATTTAGAAAAATCTGTGTTAGGGTTTTGCCCTGCTTTGTACCAACATACCCAACCACTACTGTTAGCATTTGGTATATTTTCTATAAAATGATTTGCACCCCAGATTATTTGATTTTTACTAATTCTTTTTAATCTTGTAAAGTACTCTTTCGATTCAGGTTTATTATCCCAATTCTTTTTAGCATAGTTTTTTTGCTTTTGATTTTTCCACGCTTTACTATAACCCTTTCTGTTTTTACCTCCGTGTTCGCCAATACCATAAGGAGGATCTACAATAGCTAAGTCAAACTGATTGTCTGACATATCTTTCATAGCTTCCATACAGTCTTGGTTGTAAATCATTCTGTGCCTGATATTATTTCATCGTGTGGTATTTTATAATCGCCAAACTGTTCATCATAACCCTCGTGAAACTTATCTCCCTCGATCTCTTTTTGAAGATGCGCAAGGCTTCTCCAAGCGAGTTTTGCAGAATGGCGAACTCCGTCAATATCGTGCATACCATTTTCCATAAGGTGTCGCATTAGTGCATCTAAGTCATCTGAGCTTTTTTCTCTATCCCAATGTATTTCTTTGTCTGGGTGGTGTTGTTTACTTCCTATGTAGCTAACTCTTGCTACTTCACATAGTGCATCAGGAAAGTATTTGATTAGTCCTCTATAAAGAGGTATCTGCTTTCTCTTTTGTTTGTTTTTTTCCATCTATATCGTTTAAGGGTAATGTAT